TAGCAGAAATATATCCTACACTAACAAATGACCAAGCAAGAACATATTTACAAAACAATGCTGTTACAGGATTGATGGCGGATACAGCAGACGCAATAGATGTAGATGTAAGCACAAGAGTAAGCACAGACGGTTCAAACATTGATAGAATAGCATTGTGGAAGAATCACAGAGCCATATCAGGCAATATAGCGTTCAACACATACAACAAAGACGTAAATAGTCGTCCTACAAGTGGATTAATGTATCCTCGAGTTAGAACACGTAGGCGTGGGTAAATAGTAGTATGACAAATATAACCGCAGTACCATACTTTTATGACAAACAATTTAGACGCTATATTCAGCAGTTTATTAGATTGTTTGCTGGCTTTCAGTATGTCAAAGGATACACTGAAGAAGGTGATCCAATATATCACACAACACCAGTTCGCTATGGTGATATTAGTCGTATGGCGGCACATATACAAAGAGAGAATAGTGAGAATACATTAAGCACTGTTCCTTTTATTAGTTGTTATGTCACTGACTTACAACCGGATGTAAACAAACGAGTGTTTCCTCAGTTTGAAGAAAAAATGACTGTTATTGAAAAAGAGTACAATACTAATACTAACAGTTACGAAAATAAACAAGGCAGTGTGTACACAGTAGAACGTCATATGCCAGTACCTTATACGTTAAGAATGCAAACTGACATATGGACAAGTAACACAGATCAAAAAATGCAACTGCTAGAACAAATACTAGTATTGTTTAATCCAAGTCTCAACATACACACAACAAACAACCCACTAGACTGGAGTAGTTTAAGTGTTGTTGAACTTGTTAACACACAGTGGACAAACCGTGGTATACCCAGTGGTGTTGATGATATAATTGATATTAGCACTTTAACATTTGAGTTACCAATCTTAATTAATCCTCCAGCAAAGGTAAACAAAAGTAGTATGATTCATACTATCATTACTAACTTACATGAAGTTGCTACTGGAGATGCTGATAGTATCAAGGTGTTAAATGATATTAATGCTATCACTACTAGCTATACAGTAGTAGCAGTTGATAATAAAGTAAAACTAGATGTATCAGGCGGAGTAGCAACAGCACAAATACTAGGTAAAACTGGTGCTGTTGAAGCTGGGCTAAGATGGGATACTATTTTTAAACAATACGGTGCTGAACTCAGAGAAGGTACTAGTCAAATAAGATTTAAACAAACAGACGATCCTGGAGACATGACTACTGATATTATTGGTAAACTTAGTGGTGACAGTTCAATAGATACATTAACAGTAACATTAGATAATAGTACTATAACCGCAGATTCACAAACGGCAGTAGATGCTGTAATTGATCCACAAACAAGTTATCCAGGCGATGGAACATTAACTGCTGCTGTGTCCGGCGACCGTTACCTTATACTTAATGACGTACCTAGTGGCGGCTCTTGGGGTACTATATCTGCTAAGAAGAACGACATTATCAGCTATAATGGTACTACATGGAGTGTCTCTTTTGACGCCGCTAACACTAGTACTACTGAACATACAACAAACACAACTACTATGGATAAACTTAAATGGAATGGTTCACAATGGGTCAACGCATACGAAGGTACATACAATAGTGGTTTTTGGAGAATATACTTATAATGCTAACAGCTAGTGGTTGTTGCTTTTTAGCTCTTAACACAGGACGGTTAATGCTACAGCAACGTAGTAAGACAGTAAGTCATCCCCTTACTTGGAGTTTTTGGGGAGGGAAATCTGAAAAGAAAGAACGTCCCATAGAAACATTGCTACGTGAATGTAATGAAGAAATGGGCGACTTACCTGATATTGAAAAGGTATATCCCATACACACATTTGTAAGTGATGATAAAAAATTTACATATCATACGTATTGCATTACTGTATTTGAAGAATTTATTCCAATTACTAATGATGAGACGGCAGGCTATGCATGGGTTGAAATTGATGCTTGGCCCAAGCCATTACATCGTGGTGCTCGTGTAGTATTAAGTAAAGTAGACATGGTTGATAAAATAGTTTCTATATGGGAAAGACAGCGTTATAAAGAAGACTTACCAAATTGGCTTGATAGTTTTTGATACTCTTCACTATCTTCTCCATAGATTTTCTTAATACGTTCAATACGTTTATCTAATACTTCCATACTGGAGTCTAATACTTTTGTATTCCATTCAGTAAACCTTTTCATAATATGATCCCAATTAACAAAAGTATCATAATCAAATTCTGGATTCAATATATCAATTTCAGCCTGTTGAATACCAGCCTTAATTAAATCATTCACCCGTGAAGACTGTAACCCAGTATACGCTCCAAGAATTTTATTCTTCTTCTTGGATATAGATGCATCTCCATATTGTAAGTATAAACATGTATAGTATGCATTTGCCCATGCTTTAAATGGATCTACTGCATCATTGACAGTACCAATTGGAGTTGATGAAGTTTTAATCTTGGGCTGTATAGGTTTATTAATTTCCAAAAGATCACTGTTTGGCATCAGTTCTCCACTAGTTGGATGAATAACTAGTGGTGGAATTTGAGATTGCAATGTTTGTTTCATTAACTCTTTAACGTAATCTATACTAACTAATGACACTGAATTATCAGCATATGTTAATCCAGTACTTTGGTGTACTACAGGAAATTTAATAATATCAAAATCACCTATTGAATAGTCTAGAAGAGAAACATTGTCAATTCTGACATCAGCATTTACTAACCAAGCTGATTTAGTAGTTGAGTTAGTTAACAATTCAAATACTTCATCCATTGTTTTTTTATTATTAATTAAATGACATGGACGTTCTGGTATACTAATCATTCCATATTTTTTCATAATAAATTTATCATGAAACGCATATATGTACATTGGTGTCATATCTGTCTTATATGCAGCAATTTGACTACTACGTTTAATTTCAGTTTCTTGTGTTACAGATGTTGGCACAAGATACAATGCTTGCCAATTTATTGGACGTTTACTATGAAAATTACATACAGGAAATGCGTGTATCATATCTATATCATTGGGTTGAGGATAAAAATTCCAGTTAAAATTAGGATGTATATCATAATTTTGATTCTTAATCCAAACATAAGGATACTTGTTTTTATACTCACTTACAACTAAAGGCAAATCTGAAAAATCTGATTTTTCAATTATAGGGTATCTTTTCCAAGAAGCTATTGTATTACTAAATGCAGTTTTAATCATCTATATTTTCCATTTTTATTGCTATACTTCCTATATGACCGCACTTTTTGCTTAGGTCAAAATCAACATATAACTTGTATTCATAATTGTGTAGTTGTGAGCAGAAGTATACATCTTCTCCTGTAAATGTTTCGTATTTGTCACTCCAAGTAACTTGAAACCATGGACGTGGTATCATACTAAAAATACTTATGTCTGTTAACATTAGTCCCATTCCAACTGAATATACTGGATGTAGACCGCTTTCATTGACAACAGTATCAAGTTTATCGGATGCAAAAGCAGTATTACGATAAGGTTTAGTTCTAGTACTATACGTTGCTGCAACTGCTAATTTATTGTGTTCATTTAATCGTTGATATATACTTACTGGAAATAACATATCACTATCAAGCCACAGTATTTGTGTACAGTTATCTTGCATTGCACTTAAAACTAACCGGTAGCGTTGATCTGATATTATACTACCGTTTTCAAAATATAGTTTAAATTCTATATTATTTTTTGTTAGGTGTGATGTTAACTGTGCTAAACAATATGCAAAACTACTGTGTAACGAATCTCTAACTGGAATACATATACCAAGCATACTACATCATGTTTAGTGGAACAACGTCATCCTGCTCTACTGACTTTTCAGCCGTTTGGACTTCGTTATTAAGTTGGCTTGCAATAACTGTAGCTTGACGTACACAATCAATAAAATATTGATTGCCTAAACAAGTCATGTCTTCCATTGTTTTTGCACTTACTTTACCAGTAGCTAATAATTCAATTGCAGCATGTTTTGCTAATCTATCGACCCAATACTTTACTTGATCGACATCATTATTATAATGTAGTTCTTTTGACTCAAATTCTTTTTCTAGTTTATCTTTTGCAGCCTTTAAGATAGCAAGACGTGGCTTACTACGTCTCCAGAATGGTTTGCTATTTTCATCGTCAATATCTCCATTGACTTTGCCGTACTTAGCGGCAGGGGTTAGACATCTGCCCAAGACAAATGTACTATATTCAAATTCAGACATTATTTTCTCCTATGAGTTTATGGTTGTCCGCCGAAGCTGGAACTTAGCATTACAGTATTGCCAGCACTAATACCCACTTGTGGTCCAAGTTGACTTAGGCTACGCTGAGAGCCACTAGTAAATCCATAATGTATTTGTACCTGGTTTATAGATATTTGACTACCGGTTGCGGGTAATGGCATTGTTCGTTCCTATTATATTTTATACTACTATATTTATGTGTTTTTGTCAACTGTTAGTATTTATAGTAATAACGTTAGTCCAGCGGCCGCAATAACTAAGCCGCCCCACATACCAAGGATAGTTATATAATATCTAAACTTAGTACCAAAATATAGCATTCCAATTGCAACACATTTATGCATTGGGCTAACCAAGTAGCCAACAAAGTCAACAGCAAAGAACCAAGGTAAGTATTCAATACCATAAATGCTAGCCATAATAACAGTTAGTGCACCAAAGCGACTACTACTGCCTAGTGCAAACGCACCAGCAAAACTTGCGGCACTTAACATAATAAATCCACTCCAGGTATTAATATCAAGTCCACTGTTTTCCAAAAACTCTTTAATAGCACTTGTATTTTCTCTAGCAAAATTTGCCGCTACAATAATAAGTGCAACCCAACCGATCAATTTCCAGTCTACAAAACGTAACAATTTAGGTATATCAAATGTACGTGTAACTACCATATAGTAAAGTGTTAGTGCGCCAAATGCCCACAAGAAATTTACACCAGCAATAATAGCACCAACGCCTGCTACATATGGCAATACATAACGTGTAATACGACTTACTTTAATATCTCTAGTACAATCGTTTAGTTCAACATCACTTTCTTTTACTCCCCAGATCAAGTATGAAAGAATAAATGCAATACTAACTGCCAACAGTGGCCACATAATACCCATAAATTGTGTGTATGTTAATCCAAATGCCGCCATGGGAAGAATAACTGTCTTCTCTAATGGGCTCCAAAAGTAATAATGATGCGTACTAACATAGTCAATAGGACCAAACTTTTCTCTGCCACAGCAACCTTTATCTGGCGCCAATGCTTCAAGCATACCTGCGCTTACTGTAACACGACCTTTAATTGGCAATAGTCCAGTAATAGCACTCACAACAGCTACAACTGCTTTTTTGCTTTTTAAATTTTGCTCAAAGAAACAAAATATATCATCAAATAATTTGTGTTCCTTTACCATACCTGCAATCATCATTACAAATACAATTAAGAACAAGTATACTTGTCCTTTTAATAGTAAGTCTATATATTCCATTATTTCCTCTTAAAAAATTTATTATAGGCGGAGGATACTATATTTTTGTTTAAACTAAAACCAATACTGTTATAGTATTTCCTACGTGTTATCCATTTACGGTCGTGGTCAGTTGCATCTCTTACAACTAGTTCAGATGTTTTTTCACTCATGGGCACAAGTTGACACAGTGGTGTTCCCGCACGAATTGTAAACTCTCCATGGCCGTTTACATAGCCTTGTATGTTTATCTCACTACTTATACTAGGGTCAAGTATACCAATACAACTCTCAAATTCAAACTGTTCTGTATACGGCATTGGTAACATCATAAATTTACAGTCTGAAATAATATGCCAAGGTGTATTAATCTTGAGTATGCTTTTATGACTCCAAGGCCTTTTTGGTATATGTTTGGCAATACTGTCGCCATGCTGTACTTGTATTGCTGGTTTTTCTAATAGTTCTTCTAGTGCAATATCTGGTGTATATGTTTCTATACTACTAGGACCACTACGCACTGCAATGTCATGCCAAGCACAAACAACATATCCTGTTGTTAGTACATCAATGATACCAGGACATCGTGCAATATGAAAATCGTGATGTGCCATTTGTTTGTATTCATGTTGGGCTGTTTTAATCCACGCAGGCATTACTGACTTACTGTGTATAACAGGGTATGTGTCTGTTAATCCATCTACTGTACTAAAGAATTCTATTTTTTTCATTGGAACCTAATATTAAAAGCAATACATACTCGTGGTATATCACTTTCATTTCTTTCTACTTCATGTGGAATCCAACTTGGCCACATAACTAAATCTCCATCATTTGGCTTATAATGCATCCTACTTGTACCAGGTCCTAAATAACTGGCACTTAGATCCATATTAGCTGGATTTAAGAATACCAAGTCTCCAGTATGATTTGCTTGTACATAGTATATAGCACTAAAGTTAAATGACTTATGTGTGTGTAATAAATTTAAACTACCAGGATCGTTTATGTTAGTCCAAGATTCAATATAGGGATCACCGCCGTTAAACATATGAGCAAATGCACGATCTTCTTCTAAATAATAACCTACTGTTTCTTCAAGTTGTTTTATTAAGGCTTGTTGTAACCATTCACTGCGTTCAAATTTAATATCAGCACGCCAACAACCATCATTAGTATTCAAATTACTGGGGTTATTGTCTTTATAATCATATGCTTGACGTAATAGGTCATGTCGTTGGGTTTGAGATCCAATGCCAGATTCTATTAGTACATGTCCACTATATGCTTTCCAGAGTCTCATTTTTTTACTACCATAATGTATAACCCATTCCACCACATGTTAGGATTTTCTATTTCATTCATTAGCAGTCTGTTATAAACAATATCAAGACCACTACTTTCTACTCCTGCTTCAGCACCTTTAACAACTTCTGTCCAGTTGGCATCATCAAATATTAATAATGCTGTATCACTAAACACACTACTATAATACTCTACTGCCTTTTTTGTATTCTCAAAATCATGTGGTCCATCATAAAAGAACATGTCAATCTTAGGTAGTGTAGTCAAGTCTACAGTAAGCATGTCTGTGTTATGTACAGTTAGTTGTTTAACATGCCCTGTATTATTTTTAAATTCATCTAGTGTATTATTAGGCAATGCAAAATTGTTGCGTTGCGGTTGTATTTCGCCACTCCAGTTATCTACGCAATGTATGTCAATATCATTTACACCAACTGCGGCGGCTGTTGCGCCCATAGCACTACCAACTTCTAAATATGTATTGACTTTTTCGCCTAAACCCATTAATAAGTTCTGAACTCTTTTACTAGTTAGTCCTGGTATTTCCAAGTTGTTTACATACTCAACACTGTCTACTAATTCATTAACTACATCATGTACAATCTGTGGAAGTTTTTTACCACTACGTGCTTCATATACTTTATCACAGAAATTACAATCCCAACAATCAAACTTACAGTTCTTAATAATTTTACGCCAAGCATCAATTGGCCGCTCTTGTAAATTTGTTTCAGTTAAATATTCTTCAAATTCATTAAACAAAAACTCTTCGTTGTTAGCATAGCGTTTGATAATATCCATAGTATGATATATTTGTGTAATGCTTTCACGACCATGCATTTTAAATACATCAACATAGTCTAATAGTTCTACCCAATCTTCACGCCACGGAGGAATGTTTGCAGTTTTAAGAGGCACACTAGGATCTTGTACATCCCATTTAGGACAACTTACTCTACTAATACTATCTAAAAAGTATGCTGGACCTTCTTTACGCATATTGTTAAACTGAAAGTGTTCATCCATCATTACGCAATTGCCTACACAACCTTCATTGCCAAGTAAACTTAACTTTATGCCAAATTTGTCAGCTGCACGACGACACTTTTTTAATGCATCACTATCACGCATTAGATCTCTATCAAGATTAACGTACTGAAATCCTGCTTTTGCTAACTCAGCAATCTCGTTTGCACGAGTAACATTTCTTAAGATTGTATTTTTAATTTGTAGTTCAGGAAATCTTGTTTGTATCTGCTTTGTAGCAACCCAATGTGTATGTGGTATTGTTGCACTACGTACACCTGCCGCATACAACTGTTCAAAGTTATTTAAAAACAAGTCTAAGTTTTGTTGACTTGGTTGAACTTGTATGTTATTAAAAGTTGCACTTACTCTAATACCTGTAGTATTTTGGATATGTAGTGCTGTTTCAATAACTTGAACTGCGTCTGCCTGTGATTCAATAATGTCTCCCATTGCATCTTGAGTAAATGGGGGCATACGACAGGTAAAATAAAGATCATAGATATAATCCTTGTACTCACGACAAAACGACACAAACTCGTGAAATTGCTCTTCAGAAAGCTTCTGATTAATTGGTACACTAAACATAGTTTATACTATAACACGCAATTAGTTATGTGTCAAAGATTAAATGCTGGATCAGAAGTAATACTTTCAGACTCAGCTTGAGCAAGACTTATATGTACGTCAAATCTGTTGTGTAGTAATAAGCAACATTGACTAATTGTTGTACATGCTTTTATTTCAGTTTCCACTAACTGTTTTGCACTTAATAGTTCTTGAATTTTTGTATTGTATGCTGTATTTGCATCAACAACTTTTGTTACCATTTCATCAAGTGTAATGCCACGTGCGGTTGCAAGTGATTGAATCATAGGAACACTGACTGTATTATCAGCTTGATACGCTTTAGCTTCAGTCAATTGTTCTGCCCAACTATCATGTTCTAATGTGCTTACTTGCATTGTTTGTTGTACACGGCGTTTATCATAAACCTCGTCTAGTCTTAATCGCATAATATGTTTCATAAAAATAACAGTATTAGCAACGTCCTCATCAGTTAAAGTGTACGATGTTTTTACACCAAGTTCTTCTTCACTTGATAAAACTTGTAACATATTGTTTTGGTCAGTTCCTGAACGCACACTAATGAAACCACGGTATGCATCCATAAACAGCCATGCATTTGCAACGCCTTCATTTTCCAATGTACGCACAGGTGCTAGATGCTCATAAGGAATAATATCAACATGTGAGTCTGGAATAAATCCAACCATAAAATCCATCCAATATCCTATTTTTTGGACTGGTCCTAATTTGCGTTCGTCAACGCTTTTGAATAAGAGGTACAACTTTTTTCTCCTGATTAGCTAGTTGTAATGAAATGTCATTAATAAATTCAGACTGGCTAATATTTGCCAGTAAATGAATGTCACTAACTGTCTCTCCATTATTTAATTTTTCTACCACAGCATCACTAATTTTATTCATACGTGATTCGTTTTGAATTAAAACTTCATATGCCATAGCAATTGTTTTGTTTTGTGAATCAGCATCTAGTTGCATAATTGCTTCCATATTACCTACACCTATACGCCCATATGCAATCATGTCCATTGCGGCTTGTTTTGCAAGTCTATATTCCCAATAGTCTCGTTCAATCTCTTCATTTTTTTCTGGATCATTCATAATATCCAAATACCTGTGTCCGTCTTTTGTGCATCCCAATGGGCTATTGTCAATCTCATCTATTAGATTTAAAACTTTTGTACGTTCAATAAGAATAGTACGTAACTTTTCTTGGACAACTGCTAACTTTGTAGTGATGCGTTTAATTTCCAGTAAGTGTAATTTCTTTTGTGCTTCATAAGGAGTGAGTTCTGCTTTTTCATGTTCCAATTGGATCTCAAGTTCAAATTGTTCAATATCAAACTCCCAGTTTTCAATCATTTCGGTTTTTGTATTTAATTCTAGCATTAACTGGCGTAGTTGATGCATAGGATGAATGTGACTTCTAGCCACAAAGTTTTTGAGTTTAAACTCAGGTATACTCCAATCGTTTAATTGAGATTTACGAATCATTTCATTCTGTTTTTCTGTCAACACGATTTCATTCATTATGTATTCTAGCCTTTCCAACCGCAAATGCCACTAGATCCGCCTGGTATACCAGTTCTCACTGATCCAGAACCTAGTTCATATCCGGTGTCTGTTGTATAAAAGAACTTATGTCCTCTATTATTTTGTGCACCATCGTACATTCCCATGCAGTACTGGTGTTCTTGGCCCATATCAAAGTTTTCTTCACCACTATTTTGTAGTGGTCTTGTTACTGTGCGAGCCAATGTATTTGTATTTAAGTCATATACACGGTAGTTATACCCAGCGTTATATGATCCTTCATTTCCAATGTACCCTTTGCGATCTTTACTATTAATTGGCTTTTGTTGGTTATTAGCACCAACCCACGCAGAAGCTTCTAGTCTATCTGATCCAACTGTATCAGTTGCAAAGACTAATTGTTGTCCAGTTCCATTGCCGTATAGGTGTGCTTTGTTTTGATCACATAAAGCCTGTACACCATCAACTGTACCATTGGCAATTAGTCCTGTTAGTCCAGCTGCGGCTGTTTCAGTAGTAAAATTAAATTTTGTACTAGTAGTATTACTAGTTATGTGACAATATTCTGTTTCTTTAAAAGCATACCCGGCATCGTTTCTACTAGTGTTCATATTGTTAGCACTGTTGTAT